AGACTTCCTAGCTGACTCAATAAATGAGTTATAGGTTCCACGCATCTTCATAAGAGCAGGAGCCATGAAATCAGCACTTAGCCCGAAGACACCATTCTCCTTTAGGAAATCACCAAAGAGGCCTTGCATAGCTGCAGTGCGTTCAGCTGCAGTACTGGCTCCCATCTCATCCAGCTTAGTCTGAGCATAGTTAGGGAACTCAGAGGTGATGATCTCCATGTGAGCCTTAAGGCGGCCATAGTCACGCGCCTTATTGCCAGACAAGAGATTAGTAACAACGTTTGGATCTAAGCCTCTAGATTGGAATCCTTCAGCAATTTGATCTTGTGCTTCACCTGATTGCTTGAGTAGTGACTCAACATTAGATACTGCCTGCTGTCGTTCTGGCGTCAATCCACCAGTTGCTACTTCCATGTAGCCAGCAAGCATATCAGATTCATCTTTTTGTTTACGGTACTCAGTGAGACCTTCACTAAGTGTAGTGCTAAATTTAGCAAGACTTTCAAACGTAGCTTGTGCGTTCTTACCACGCTGTAGCTCACTTTGAATCAAAGTCTGTGCATTCTTACTGATAGCTTCTTGTCGTTTATCAGCAAGTTTCTTTTCCCACTGATAGTTCTGATCACGATCTCGTGCTTCAATGCTGAGCTTACGTTCAAGACCAGCACCGTATTCGTCTCTAACCTGTTTAATTTGCCTACGGTTATCCTCCATACCACGTATGATACGGTTGTCTCGTTCTTGCATTCTAGCAAGACCTTCCGTAGGTGCTTTAATAGGATCGAAACCTAAACTCCGGGCGTACCCTCTGTAATTTACTTGATCCATTTATTCCGAAGAGTTAATTAAAAACCAAAATCCAGGGACATGTTCCTTGCAAAATTACTCGACCCCAATGAGCCAAGATTGCTTTGGTTAGATGCTCCTCCAAGACTAAAATTGTACTTACTTCCAGAGCCGATAGCGCCAGCAATGCTGCTTAACCCTTGAGTAGCTGCTCCCATCCAAGACCCAGCAGAAGATGCCATAGCACCTTTAATTGGTTTAGGACCGAAGTCAAACTTCTTAGGTTTACGTGGCTTAAGGTACTCAGCACGTGGTGTAGTGAGAGGCTTAGGCGGTGTGGGCATACGATCAGGACGTAGCATACGATTAGCTTCTGCAGCAAGATCAGCACCAAACTTATCGTTAGCAATCTTACGTAACGCAGCTCCCGTATCAGCCTTAGCACTCAGTAGAGATTCAGCTAGGATTGCTTGGTTACGGCCAAGAGCGGCAAATTGAGCTTGCTCTAACTTCTCAGCACTTCTGCCTTGTTGGCCTCTAACAGCAGCAGCACCTTCAGACTGGAGTGCTTTAATAACAATATCTTGATTTTGAAATGCTAGCTCTTTGGTGGTATCTTCTAGCTTGCGGTACTCAGCTTCATTAGCGGCAGCTTGTGCCATTTTATTGAAGGTGAGCTGTTGCTTAAAGATCTGTTCAGACTTAGCGTATTGCTTCATCTGAGAAGCGTACTCAAAGTCCTGAATCTTTAAGTTGTACTGCCAATCTTGAAGATTAGTAGCATCTTTAAAAGCAGCTAGTGTCTCTTCATTCTGTTCATTAAGGCGCCACTGTTTTACACTATGCCTGTAGTCAGCTTTGGTACTTTTCTTGCCGTACCTCCATGACTGCATATTGTATTTATGTTGCCTTTCAATGGCTGCATTTTGTGCATCAGCTTCAGCTTGACCAGCCAGACCACCAAAGATTGCACTGCCTATTCCAAGTATTGCTTCGATCATAATTAGGACCTCCTATAGAAGCCAGGTGAGTATTGCCCTTCCCATTGCATAGCCACAAGACTAACAGGGAATGGAGTATTTGAAGTTACTTTCATTGTATAGTTGTCTGGCCGTTGGTAAATGGGAACTTTATAGACATAAGTATCACGGAATGGTGAGGTATTAGCTGTATAGAAATCAGCTATCTGAGCACCACCAATACTAGACCATTCAGGTCTACTACGATCTCTGATACTAAAGTAAATATCACCACCTAATCCTGTATAGAATGCCATACGTGATGTTGTGGTAACAGCAGTAAAGTCAACACCTGATTGACCCATCGAGTAGTAGTATCTAGGCAGAGTAATCTCCATGTTGTATTCATAGCCAACATAGATATAGTTACCTGTAACATCACCAGGAATAGTGAAGTATGTACCACCACCATCAGTAGCTAATGTGGCTACGTTAGTATAACCAGATTGTGTGCCTGGGCTGCCAACCTTAAGTAGACCTACCACAAACTTGATTACCTTGGTGGTATTAAAGTAAGTAGGTAAGTATACCTTAGTAACAGAAGTAGTGTTACTATAGCTTGGAGCAGTAGGAGGCGTAGGGGATACCATAGCAGCATCAGTTACCTCACACCATGAATCCAAGTAAGGATCAACAGTGTTTCCAAGGCTATTGATAAGACCACCAGTACTAGGTGCTAGTACCAGCTTATGTTGAGTTACAGTGTACCCCTCAGTACCACTGGTAAGTACAAAGAGAACATCATTCTGAACAGCTGTATGGATAATGTTAGAAGGTAGCGTCCACTTCACCCATGCAGCCATAGGACGTTCGTCTCCCTGCTCAAAGAACTTGTACAGGTACAAAGTACTAGAGGCTCTACCAGAGGCTGCCCACAGGCCGTTCTGGGCACTTCCTACGGAGTCTGTGATGTCTTGTGGTACCCACTCAGGAACGATCTTTGTGGTCTCAGTAACAGTAGGTGTTTCTCTTTGACCCCTAGTGAAGATCTCAAAGACCCTAGACCAGCTCTGGTTACGACTGGCATACAACACAGTAGAGCCAAGGTCAATAGGCTTTAGATAGCGATCACATTCGTAGTTAGCAATAGTGCTGATCGTGCAGTTAGCTGGTGTCCATGCACCATTCTCTGCTTCCATCAGGAACTGTTGGCTATCACTAAACAACAGAAGACCCTGAGTGATTGGTACAACTGAACGAACAATAGCAGGTTTAATGCTGGCACAGCTAAGGTCAATAGGATCAGCTGCAGTAATCGTAGTTGCAGACTTGTGGTAGAAGTTGTAGTAGTCTCCGGCTTGAGACATGGAGACATTATCTTCGGTCAGGAATCCAAGCCTATTGTTAAACAGGAAGATATCTTGGATTGTATTATCAACAAAAGATGGATGGCTGTTGGAGTCATTATCACCTACCAATCGTGGTTCCCACAACAGAGGAAGCCCATTGATTGTTTCTGAACCATCCAGAAAGGTAGCCCTAAAGGTAAGAGGGCTAAGGCTAGTACGAATCAATGCAACAGGCATTGTATTCTCATTGATGCCGGTACTTACATTAGGCGCAATAGTCTCTTCCCAATAACCTTTACCTTTATCCCCATCATCAGCGACAAACTTCAAGTAGAAGTCATCTTGACTAGCTGTGGTATTGTTAATTTTAACAACTTGGTTGTGCTTAGCCTGCTCAGGAAGGCTCGAAAATGTATTGATTGAATCCTGAAATGCTCTGATGTACTTACCATCAGGACCACCAGAGGCGGATACATTAGTATCAGAGTTAAAGGTAAGGTAGATAGTATTATCAATGATAGTCTTAGTAGCAAAGCCACTAGTAATAGCATTGGAGATACCAGTCATCACTGTACCGATAACAAGGTTACCGGAGTTAGAACTAGGCGATGTATAGGTAAAAGTTGTACTGTTAATGGTTACAGAGTAAGTATTGTCATGGTCAACAGCAGTAACAATAAGGGTTGCCTGACGCTTAGCATTCCATGTTGGAGCTGTTTTAGCAGTGACAATCTTCTCGCTGTTGACGATATAGGTGAAGTCGTTAATAGTGAGAGTTTTGATACTACGATAGTCAGTAGCAGTTAGGTAGCTTTCAATAGATGCTTGCTTACCAGTCGGGTAAGTTATAGTGCCAGCTAATCCAGTCAGTAGATTCCATACCCTAGGTACACCAGCAGAAGATATAGTAGCAATATACTTCTCTTGGTTATCCCTAAACATACTAAACCATGCAGCTGTATTAGCTGTGTTAGCAGTTATACTTGCTAGTCTACCAAGGAACTTACCACCAGGACGCTTAAGCAAGCCAAGGGTAATATCAGGGTAGCAGTTAAGCGCATCTTTAACTTGACCCAACAGCATCTTCTCATCAGCCTGTTGGGACACACCACCAATGAAATTAGGTATACGTTGAGAGATTGCTGTCATCGTGCAAGAGCCTTGAATGGTTTGTAGCTGCTGTAGAATCCATCACCTTGTTTGAAACCAAACATAGTGTAGTCGCCTTCATTGCATTCATACTCAAGGCAGTTAGACCTACGCCATGTTTCAAATGATGCTAGGGCTTGAGTTAGGTTCACATCACCAACAAGACGAATAGCACAACGTGTAGCAGCTCGTGATGTAATGTAGTCCTTAAAGACTTGAGGAAGATCAACGAAGTCATAATACCAGACAACATCTACATCGTATGTCTTAGTTGTATCCCATACATCAGTGTGTCCAATCTTATCGTAAAGCCTGCCATTTCTAATGACAGTATCGTAGTTACTATTAGCTACGTTATCGCTAAGATCAATTTGTAGCATACTACCAGTAAGTGATAGATAGCCATTAGTATCAGGAGTAAGTGGGTACTCAACCTCTCGGTTAAATGTCCACCCCTCAGCCTGTACCTCCCGAGAGACTTGCATTAAGGTCTCGTAAGTAATTGCAACTTCCGGGTTGATTACAGCTTCGACAGTAGTACCATCTTCATATGTGATGGTCTGTGCCTCGATGGTGGTAACAGGCGCCTGACCAATAGACGCCAGAATTTCATTAACAGCTTGTAGCTCAGCCTGAGCGTTATTGGTATACGGCATAACAATGATGTTATAGAAAAATTAAAAAAAAGGGATCCCGAAGGACCCCCATAGTAAACCTAGTTAGGCAGCAGTACGGCTGGCATCAAGTGCCGGAACATCCGACTCAACACCAGAGTAAGAAGTACGAAGACACTGAGTCTCCGAGAACACGCCAGAAGCGGTAGCACCACCATGGGTGCGGGATACCGAGCGACGAACAGCATGGTTGTCAGAGACAGCCAGGTTGCCGTTATCAGCATAGGTAGAAGCATATGCACCAGTGATAGTGCGGGTAGCAAAGTTTACATTGCCAGCCACACCGTTACCACCAGCAGCAGTAGAAAGATTAGCCATTAGATAGTACCTCAGTTGGTATAAGAAACAGTGTCAACACGGAAGGTTGCACTAGTGGTGCCAGCAATAGACAGCACATCACCAACGCGATAGCCATCACCACCAGCAACAACTGTCTGGCCGGTTACTGCACCGTCAGTTACGGTAGTAGTAATAGTACAACCAGAACCGTTAATGTTATCAACAGTGGTGGCCTTACCGGTACCAGCAGTTTGACCAGTACCAGCAGTAAGGCGGGTTACGGTAACAACCGTACCACCTTCACGGCCAGGCTCAATAGGAGGACGCATGTAAGCAGTTTCACTAGTAGTGACGCCAACACCGTCAACAGGTGCGAATCCCATTAGCTGTCTCCTTTATCAGGAGCGAGCCGACTGCAGCTCAATAGCAGCAGCGGGGTTCAGGGTACCGCAGCCCATGGCCAGACGACCCACAATCAGGTCACCTTGATACATCACGGAGACATCACCAGAGGTGGTCTGCACAGAGGGAGCAATAGCTTCCACAACACCAGCAGCATCCTTGTAGTAGATCAGACCACAGTGGGTGCTGAAGTTACCGGAGTAGTCGTTGTTCTCACCGTTAACGGAAGACACGTTACCAGCCAGGAAGGGCAGGTTGTTAGAACGCTTGATAGAGATACCAGCGATCTCATACAGACCTTCACCAGACTGCAGGTTACCGTTGGTGTTACCATAGTCACGGTTGAGGATGTTGCTATCAACCTGAGACACAAGTGCGTAATACTGACGCGGGGACAGCACAGCAGTGCGGCCTTGCTTAGGCAGATTCTTCTCATCGAGAATAGAAGCAGCCTCGAAGAAGGCATCAACCAGTGCTTGAGCATCATACTCTTTGTTAGCACCAAGTTGAATCACAGAACCGCCGGGCTCAGGACCAGGAGCGGCAGTGATGGGGTGAGCTTCACGAGCAGCCTTAGCGATCTGACGGAAGATCTTTTTGTCATAAGCTTCAGCCAGAGCATAACCAATCTTCTTGGCAATCTCCGAACGGAGGCTATAGTGAGCCAGGGTCTCATCGAGATCATACACGAAGGCAGAGCTGATGAGGAGGTCATCACAGACGATGGTCTTCTCGGCCACCGGAGGATCGCCACTACCCAGGATCGGTTCACCAGGCTGGTGGTAGGAAGCTTCCATACGACCAGTGAAGATGAACTGCATCGCCTTACCATTCTTCAGGGTACGGCTCTGCACAGTGCCCTTAGCGATCGTCGCGCCTTCATAGGCTTTGAACATCTCGCCAGAGAACAGTTTCAGATAGGTTGCGTACTTGGTATCATAAGCAGTACCAAGAGCAAGGGGGGTCGAACTAGTATTATTAATCCGACCTACAGGAGTTACAAGAGTGTTAGCCACAATAGTTAAGAGAGAGTTGTTTGCGTTGTCTCTCTAGGATCCTAGAAAATTTTATAGTCAATTTTGTTGTCGTCTCTCCGACTGTCATGGCAAAGGGTATCGGTCGTAACCGGCCTAAGCCAAAGAAAAGGAGGTCCTACTCTGAGGTGCCTCCAATCCAATTAAGTCCAGGCAGCAAGCGTACCAGCTTGTACCTTAGTGCCCTTAGGGCTCATCTCAGTGAGGGTTTGGTTGGCCTCACCATATGCCGTAGCAAACGCAGGAGAACCAGCGGTAGCAGTGACATATTGAACAGCAGATACCGAAGAGTTCTTCGGATCAAAAGGAGTAGCAGCAGCCATGATTAACCAATGATAGGTGCAGTGTATGTAGCTAAGTCAAGTGGGAAGTTATGGGCATTACGTTCATGCATCACTTCAAAACCAAGACCAGCTCGGTTAAGGATATCAGCCCAAGTGTTGATCACTTTCCCGTCAGACGAGAGAAGAGATTGGTTAAAGTTGAAACCATTAAGATTGAAAGCCATGGTCGAAACGCCCAAAGCAGCAAACCAAATACCAACAACAGGCCAAGCAGCAAGGAAGAAGTGAAGACTACGGCTATTATTGAAAGATGCATATTGGAAAATCAAACGTCCAAAGTAGCCATGAGCGGCTACAATGTTATAAGTCTCTTCCTCCTGCCCAAACTTGTAGCCATAGTTTTGACTTTCCGTTTCAGTAGTCTCACGCACAAGCGAGGACGTAACAAGCGAACCGTGCATAGCACTGAATAGCGACCCACCGAAAACCCCAGCGACACCCAACATGTGGAAGGGGTGCATGAGAATGTTATGTTCGGCTTGGAACACCAACATATAGTTGAAGGTCCCTGAAATACCCAAAGGCATCGCGTCGCTAAAAGAACCTTGGCCAAACGGGTAGATGAGGAAAACTGCAGATGCTGCTGCAACGGGTGCTGAGTATGCGACACAAATCCAGGGCCTCATTCCTAGTCGATAGCTAAGTTCCCACTCTCGTCCCATGTAAGCATAGATGCCAATGAGGAAGTGGAATACTGTAAGTTGGAATGGACCCCCGTTGTAGAGCCATTCATCAAGTGAATTAGCTTCCCAAATTGGGTAGAAGTGTAGTCCGATGGCATTGCTGCTCGGAACGACGGCTCCCGATATGATGTTGTTTCCATACATTAAACTCCCAGCAACGGGCTCTCGGATGCCATCAATATCGACAGGGGGAGCCGCAATGAATGCAATGATAAAACATGTAGCAGCGGCCAACAGTGTTGGAATCATGAGGACTCCAAAGTGACCGATATAAAGACGGTTGTCTGTGCTGGTTACCCAGCTCAAATAAGAGTCCCAGATATTAGTCCGGGACTGAGGGGCTGCAAGTGTAGCAGTCATGTGTAATTAGTTAAGTCGAGTAATGGATACTCGTCCAACTCCAGAGGCAGTGAGACCGATAGCATCAGCCGCACCTTTACTGAGATCAAGGCTCCTACCATGAATGTAGGGACCGCGATCATTGACCGTCACCACGGCACACCTCTTTAAGCACACCTTCAAACGTGTACCAAAGGGGAGTGTCTTGTGCGCTGCAGTAAGGCCGTTTTGATTGTATCGTGATCCACTCGCAGTAAGGTTCCCATGAAAGCCGGGACCATACCAAGAGCTAATCACTGACAGAGTAGTTAGAAGAGGAATCATAATAAGATAGCAAGGAACGTTTATATTTCCATCTACTCATTAAAGAGGCCCAGCACTACTCGCTAGGGGCTAAGCCTCTATCGATCAATAACCCTTCTTAGAGGGCTTCATTTTAACAGGCTTACCGGCTTTAGCGGCTGCCTTCTTAGCTGCTGCTTTACCAGCAGGAGTATAAGGATACTCTTTGTTTCCGACTTTAGGCATGGTAGTTACTTCTTTTTAGCAGTCTTAGCAGCACGCTTGAATTGAGCTGCAGTAGGTGCTCCTTTAGCACCAGGTTTCCGCATCTTCTCATCACTGCCTTTAGCGATACGCATACGCTTAGCATGGATGTTTGCGTAGAGTCCAGGTTTAGCCATTTAGCATTTCCATTTACGAAGGGCTAGTGCTTTACGAGTAGGTCTACCCTTCTCATCCTTCATCGGTCCCTTCACGCCAGACATACGAGCGCAGAAGGAACGCTTACGAGGGCCACCTTCAGGCTGTGGAGCCTTTAGATTAGAGCCTGTCTCTCTATTGTATTTCTCTCGACCAGCTTTTGTGAGTCCACCAGTACGAGATTTATGTGTGCCAATCTTGAGGCTAACGGACTTACTTTTTCTTTCCGCCACCTTTATGCCCTTTCTTACCACAAGCCATTAGAATACTCCAGGAATGATTTGACCAGTTACGATATAAGCGCCAATAGCAGCCACGAAGCCAAGCATAGCAAGGCGACCATTGAGGAGTTCAGCACGCTCATTGTGGGGCACAGTGTAGGATTCGTCAGTGTACATGGTGGGTTCTTTAGCGAAGATGTTAGTGTCGTTCATTAAAATTGAATGTTGGATCGTTCAAGCTTGTCTGCTACATCAGCACGATAAGCAGGATCTCGGTCATAGCGAGGATCACTCATCGCTGCAACTAACTCAGCTTGGGAACGGAAGGCATCGTTGGCATTACGTGGAGCACTACCAGTCAGCATCTCCCCATCATATCCAACAGCATCCTGGTAGCGTGCGTTGAGAGCCTGAGCAGCAAAGAACATAGCAAGAGGATCACCACGATCCATCACTGCATCGTACATAGCTACCTCTTGTTCAGACAGGTTCTGACCTGCCCATTGAATCATGCTTTGGTATTCATCAGAACCACCAACTGCTTGTTGGATCTGTTCGATGTCAGATTCTGTAGCTTGAAAAGCAGACTGCTGTTGAGTTTGCTGGTTCTCTAGGAACATATTAGCAACATCAACAGGATTCATATTCTCAACTGCATTTACAACTTCAGGATCCCATTCACCAGTACGGTATGACTCCATGATCGTTTCATAAAGACTACCTTCCTCTTCATTAGGTGACTCTTCCTGAGGTTCTTGTTGTGCCTCTACCTCAGTCTCCTCCTTACCACTAAGGCGTTTCTGTAGCTCCAGGTAGCCACGTTCTAGATCCTCTGCTGACTTGTACTTACCAGCCAACAGCTGTTGCTCTTGTTCTGCTAGACGTTCACCAACTTCCAGGGAATCAAGTTCTTCAGCAGAGAATTCACCCTCTGCAATCTCGGATGGATTAAGTGTAATTTCGTTTGCCATTTGCTGTGATAACGGTTAGATTTCCAAGACCTACTGTCTTGACAAAATCGGGGGAACGACCGATGGTGGGTTCACCAATCTTGGTACGCTTCATGTAAGGAGCGTTTTCTTGATTGGTTTGATCATCAACTGTGTCAACCGAAGGGACTTCCTCCGGGGATGTTTGCTTCTTGTTCGATCTCTGGGATCTCGTTGGTGTCTGTTTGTCCATTTAAACCATTTAATAGTTCAGGATTCTTTGAAGGATCCATCAGTGGAGCTTTAGCCATGTTAGGTGCTTGCTTAAGTTGCTCCATTTGCATAGCTTGCTCTTGTGCCTGAGCTTGTTCTTGTTGTACTTGACTCATGGACTTAACAAGGTTCAGTACATCAATACCTTGAGCAGCAGCAAGACGCTTAACTGCTTCATCTACATTAAGGTAAGTGCCAAGTGTTTCAGGTCCTAGTGTCTGAGCAATGACAGTGAAGAACTGAGTCAGTGACTCCCTATCCTGTCCTCTACCGAGTGCGTTGATACCAGCAACAATAGTAGGACGCACAAGATCCTTAGGGATACGTGGGATCTCTTGTGTCTTCTGTAGTACAGAAAGCTTACGGTTCAGATAAGGTACTAGGAACTCAACAGTCAGCAGCGAGAATAGGCCGCCAAGTTGTTGCTCTAGCTCCATCTGAGTCATGCGTACTTCTTCAGCAGTAGTGCGTTCGCTGTTGCGTACATTAAGGATGAGGAATGCTTCACTCAACCTACGCTCTAGTACACTAGCCATCTCCATAGCAGTCTTGAAGTCGGCTGTCTTGCCAACCTGTACAACAGAGATGTCATCGGGACGCCCCTGAATGATGGCTCCGTTCCCCGCAGCAGAGAGTGTCTGCGGCTTAGTAGTACTAGACGGGGATACGGTAAAGACCACCTTAGCGGCCACTGCAGAG